CTCAGGAGACGTCGAAAACATCTTCAAACCCATACGCGGTCTCTCGGTGGCAGCGCGTGATTCTAGCCCAAGTGAACCAATTAAGCCGAGTGGTTCTGGCGGGAAAAAATGAGCTGGGTTCCACGCGAAAGCTATATCGAGCTGAACGTTGTGGACGAAGCGGAAGCTGCGGGATGGTGGTGCCGGAAGGTCGTTTGGCAGGGCCGTCGGTCAGCCCCAGATCGCGTCTTCGCTAAAGGGGGCCGTGTTGTCTGGATCGAATTCAAGCGACCGGGCGAACGGCCTAAGCTGGCGCAGACCCGTGAGCATGACCGTATGCGAGCTGCCGGAATGGAGGTAGTCTGGTGTGATGATCTGGACGTAGCTAGAAAGATTCTGGGGCTGTTGTGAGCAAGCTGATCCTGCCTAAGCATCTGACAGACACTGAGGCCGTGGAGCTGATCCATGGCCCGCCTCGTAACATTTTGGCTGAGTCGGACATGCGGAAGTATCAGCTCTGGATGGCCGAAAAGATGTGCGAGCTGCGTGGCTCCCTGATCGGTGCGGAAATGGGTTTGGGCAAGACCGGAGCGTCGATCCTTGCCATGACGCGAATGCTGGACGCGGGTTACATCCACAGACCGTTGGTGATCGCGCCCCTCTACGTCGCTGAATGGACTTGGCCTGACGAATTCAGGACATGGAGCTTTGGCCGGGACGTCCCTTTCCGCGTGGTGACAGGCACGGCAGAGGAGCGCATGGCCGCTCTGGAATATCCGGCAGTGGTTACGATCATCAACCGGGAGAACCTGCGTTGGCTGCACGAGCTGTATGACAACCGTCCGTGGCCTTTCGACTCGATCTGGTATGACGAGGTATCCCGGCTGAAGCAGGGCCTAATCCGGGTCAAGCAGTCGAAAGAGACGCGCAAGAAGGGGATCAAGGCCGGGTTCACGGAGCTGGGGATCATTCAGGCTCGCCGGGCGCAGACGAAGCGCTTCATCGGTTTGTCAGGCACCCCAGCCCCGAACGGGCTGATCGACCTGTGGGGGCCGATCTTCGCCTGCGATGCCGGGCAGCGTTTAGGGACGTCGATCACGGCCTACAAGCAGCGTTGGTTCAAGGAAGACAAATACGACTACTCGATTACGGCATTCCCGCATTCCGAACGCGAGATCATGTCCAAGATTGGAGATGTCTTTTTCAGCCTGAGAGCTGAAGACTACATCAAACTCCCCAAGCTGATCCCTGTGGATCACAAGGTAAAACTTCCCCCCAAGGCTCGCGCTATTTACCGTGAGATGGAAAGGGAAATGGGGATTGAAATGAAAAACCGGGCTGGTGATCCTGTGTTTATCGAAGCCGTGAATAATGGGGTTCTGGTAAACAAGCTATTACAACTCTGCAATGGCTCCATCTACGACGAGACGAAAGAAGACATACCCGTCCACACGGCAAAGATCGACGTGCTGGAATCTATTATGGAAGAAGCCTCCGGGAAGCCTGTTCTGGTTGGATACTCGTTTCAATTTGACAAGAATATAATCCGCAAGAAATTTCCCTATGTCCGCATTCTGGGGGAAAGTGCGAGTGATATTCGGGATTGGAACGATGGTGAAATTCGAATGCTTTTGACCCACCCTGCGAGTGCGGGACACGGACTGAACCTACAGCACGGTTCTAATATCGCGGTATGGTATGGCTTGACTTGGAGCCTCGAATTATATCTACAATTCTTGAAGCGCCTGCATCGCCCCGGCCAGACTGCATCCCGAGTCTTTCTCCACCACATCATCGCGGAAGATACTGTGGACGAAAATGTGGTAGAGCTGTGGGGTCGCAAGGGTGCGACTCAAGATCAGATCACGGACGTGGTGAGGGTAAGGTTGGCGGCATGACACAGCAAGACATGGACCTCGTGTCTCACGTCAACCAGAACCGAGCGGTGCCCCGCCCGAACGTTGAGCAAGTCCTTGGCGGCGTGACGGCAAGCTGGTTGGCCCAAGCCTTCGGCATGGACGTCAAGGACGTGAAGCGCAAGCTGGCCGGGTGCCCAGCGTTGGTGGAAGGCCAGAACACAGGCCGGGGCTATCAGGGCAGGCTCTACGAGCTACGGGTGGCTGCCGCCTATTTAGTGAAGCCCAAGATCAGTGCTTCCAATTTCCTTGCTGCGGTCAAGAAGGCCGAGCTACCTGCGACCCTTCAGCAGTCTTTCTGGGATGCCATGCTGAAGCGCCAGAAGTATGAGGAGAACGCGGGTGATCTGTGGCGCACGGCCAAGATCAGGGAAGTCCTCGGGCAGACCTTCCAGTCGATGAAATTCACGATCCAGCTCTGGGTCGATACCGTCGAACGGGCTACGGGCCTGACTTCAGAACAACGCCGGATTCTGATCGAAGCGTCGGATGGCCTGCAAGGTGATCTTTACGCGACCCTCGTTCGGCAGATGGAGAATGGAACATCAGGTTCCCAGCTCACGGAGCTGCCGTCCATGCTCGACGAATCAGCAGAGGAAGCCGAGACCTACGACGAAGATGACGGTGACGGGATGGAGCTGATCTGATGGGGCACATGACACTCGAACGCCTGATTGTGGATGCTGCCGAATCTGCCCGCCCGCCCGAGCGCCTGACCGTCTCGGAATCGGCTGAGAAGTATCGCTACCTGAACAACCCCGGAGCCTACGTCGGCCCGTGGAAGAACGAGACTGTGCCATACATGGTCGAGCCTATGGACGAGCTGCAAAGTCTCGATTTCACGGGCTGGGTCCTCGCCGGGCCAGCGCAGTGTGCAAAGACCGACATCGGCCTGAATTGGCTAACCCACACGGTCAAGTGCGATCCTGCGGACATGATGATTGTCGAGAAATCCCAGACTGCGGCGCGCGACTTCTCCATGCGACGGATTGACCGTCTGCACAGGCACTCGACTGCGGTCGGAGACGCCATGGTGCAGAACAAGGAAGCCGACAACGTGTTCGACAAGCACTACCAGTCCGGGATGCTCTTGTCCCTGAGCTGGCCGACGATCAACGAGCTGTCGGGCAAGCCCGTGCCGCGCCTGTTCCTGACGGACTATGACCGGATGGCGCAGGACGTGGATACCGAGGGTAGTCCTTTCGATCTAGCCCGGAAGCGGGCTACCACTTTTGGGCGCTTCGGGATGTGTGCTGCCGAGTCTTCCCCCGGTCGCCCTGTCCTGAACGCCAAGCACATGCCCGCCACCAAGCACGAGGCAATCCCGACTGAGGGTGGCATCTTGGAGCTATACAACCGGGGCGACCGCCGTCGGTATTACTGGAAGTGTGTGGTATGCCGCTATGCCTTCGAGCCTGACTTCACATTGATGACTTATCCTGAGACCGACGATGCCATGGAAGCTGCCGAGAACGCCCGGCTGCGCTGCCCCCACTGTGCTGCCGAGTATCCGCACGATGCTGGCGGCGAGCTGCCGGGCAAAGCCGAGATGAACCGCAACGGGCGCTGGATCAAGGACGGCATGGTCTGGATGCCCTCGGGCGAGATCGTCGGGACACCGATTCGGTCTAGTATCGCGTCGTTCTGGCTGAAGGGGGTCTGCGCGGCTTTCTCGACATGGCAAACGCTGGTTTTCAACTACGTGACGGCAGAGCGGACCTACCAGCAGAACGGCACCGAGGAAGCTCTGAAGACGACGGTCAACACCGATCAGGGCGTCCCATACATTCCGAAATTGCTGGCGTCGGATCGCTCGCCCGAGGAGCTGAAGGGTCGTGCCCGTGGGGTCATGCTGGGCGAGGTTCCCCGTGGCGTCCGTTTCCTGATCGCAGCAGTAGACGTCCAGAAGAACCGATTCGTCGTTCAGGTCGTCGGGGTGCATCAGAACGGCGACCACAGTGTTGTGGATCGGTTCGACATCAAGAAGTCTCGCAGGCTGGACGAAGATGGTGAACACCTGTGGGTCAACCCCGGTGCCCACCCAGAAGACTGGAAGCTCCTCTGCGACGAAGTGATGGGCAAGAGTTACCCACTGAGCGACGAGTCGAAGCGCCACATGGCAATCAGGTTTACGGTTTGTGACTCGGGCGGCAAAGCGGGTGTGACGGCAAACGCCTATGACTTCGTTCGCTGGTTGCGTGATCCGAAGGACGACGAGCTGGACGTCTCCGAGGAGCAAGGCGAGTATATGTGGCGGCAGGAATTCTCGTCACGCTTCATGCTCCTGAAAGGTGCATCGACTCCGAGTGCACCACGAGTGAAGATTGACTTCCCAGACAGCCAACGTAAAGACCGCTTTGCAGGAGCGCGCGGTGAAATTCCTGTGGCTTTTCTGAATACCAATCTCTTGAAGGACACTCTGAATAATATGCTGGACCGCAAAGAGGCTGGCGGTCGTGTAAACTTTCCCAAAGGGTTGCCAGATAACTTCTACACGGAATTGACCGTCGAAATAAAAGACCCGGTTAAAGGGTGGATAAACCCCAAGCGTTTCCGAAACGAATCATGGGACCTTTTGGCTTACGTCATTGCCGCCTGTTTGCTGCCGCAGATTAACTTCGACCATATACGATTTGACTCGCCGCCCGGTTGGGCGGAGGAGTGGGATGACAATGA